TGGCTAAACACGGCGTTTGCGAAAAAGGAAAAGGCTAAGAAATAATGCTACCTATTCTTATTAAAGCGCATTTATCCTCACACCTGTGCGGAACTCCGCCCTTGTTTGATTCACTGTTAGAATATATGCTTAGTGCTCAATCGGGTTTGATGAATACAGTAAGTCGGGATCGACCATTATCAAAAGAATCTAAAATAGAGCTTCCGTTATCTCAATATAACTTTGGAGAGAATCAGTATTTTTGGAAAGCCTCTAATCCGATTATATCGAATCCGGTGTCAGTGAATGTAGAATACATACAGAAAAGATTTGAATCTTCCAGTAGTTTGTTGGTTGCTCCGGAGAATAGAAGATCCCTATTAACCGCATCCGGCCCATACAAATCAAAAAGATCTCCTATTACAGTACGAGGTATTGAACAAATCGCCTGGTTTGCACATGGCGATATAAAAGGAATCAAAGATATTTTGAGTCGCGTAAGTTCGATAGGGAAACATGTAAACATTGGGTACGGGAGAGTGTATAAATGGGAAGTGGAGGAGTGCGAAGAGGATTTTTCGATTATTGCTAATAAGAACATATTGATGAAAACTATTCCACTCGAACTTGTATCGGAATTAAAGGCAAGCGATTGGTCGCCCAGTTTTGGTTCATTCAAACCCCCATATTGGCATCCTGATAATTATTGCGAAATAGCGATCCCCTGTTGATGTGAATTATGAAAAATTTTAAATTGAAACTCTCTGTTAAAGGTGTGCTGAATTCATGAATGTTACAACATATAACATTAACAAATTCTATCTGTTTTCTGATGATTATGAAGCTCATCGAACTATTTCCAAGCATACAAATCAATCTTCTCGATTTTTATTATTGCGAAATTTAATACATGTTATTTCAAACAAAGAAAACCCTTTAGCTTTGCTTGCTCCAGATTCTGTAAGTTTCTTAAAGTCTACCGTGTATGAATTTAATATTGGTGATCGATTTCTAGTTAAAGTGAATCCAACAGAAAGACTTATGCATACTAAATATCGTACTTTAACTAGAAATATAGATGAGTGGGTAAAAAGGAAATTCATGGATACAGCGGTAATTAATTCCGTAAGATACGTTGGTAAACAACGATATTTAAATAAAAACGCAATTCATATCGCGTATTTTCTATATGGTGTTGTGACTCAAAGTAGTTTTAATCAATTGTCTCAAAATGGGATTGGGTCCGCAAAGGGATTTGGGTTTGGTAGTCCAATACATGTTGATTAAAACATCAAGACACACGTCAGAAGATTTAGAATTGTGGGATGCACTTGAGCAATCTGATTTATTGTATTACAATACTCACAACATGGCCTATCGTGAACAGCGTGCAATTGAAGAAATAGTAAAATTCGGTTCTATTGATAAATTCTATGTTGGCGTTTCTTGGGGTAAGGATTCTATCGTAACTCTTCATTTATCGTTACGTAGCGGACTTTCGTTTAAAACAATATCGGCAAAGGGAACGTATGTCACAAAGGGTATTAACGCACTCTATCTGGATGACGTCCGTAATGTTTTTTTGGAAACGTATAATCTTGATTATGAAGAAATTGCATATCCCGAATATCCTCCAAAATCAAAGCAAAAGAGTCTTCAACTTTTCGGAAAAAAATACACCTCAAGACATATATTAGGAGTTCGTTCTGAAGAATCTGGAATTCGAAAGCGGTCGCGTAATATACATGGTATTTCTACCAATAATGTTTGTCGGCCGATAATCGATTGGCCAACTGCGATGGTCTTCGCTTATTGCGTACATTATGGATTACCGTTGCACCCTAACTATGGATTTTTAGGCGGTGGCAGGTGGGACCGTAATCAAATTCGTGTTGGCGGATCTATTTTGGGAGAGGATGGTCAATCATTTGGTCGCTTAGAATGGGAACGTGAATACTACTCCGATGTAATCAAACAATTTGAAAAAAGGGCAATGTTAAACTTGAGTCAAAGGTAACGTATGAAAGTTTTAATGTCACACGAAGGAAATAAACATGAGCAACATTAATACGAAATTACCAGAGCAGTTTTATCTAAAACGAGAAATCTATAGTTTCTCCAGTGAGAAATCTGTTTTGATCGAGATTCTGTATTACTACCCGGTAGGTCCTGGGATCGAGTTTAGCGTAACCAGTTGGTCATACGGAATTCCAGTAACGCGGGGTGTCATTTTTAGAGATGGCCGCTTCCGCTTTAACTACTTTAAAACAATCCCTTCTCTTACGGACTCCGAGGAAGAGGAAATTGAGCATAGGATACGGGCAATAGCAGACACGATACTGGAGATGGTTGATATAGGGGAACCGGTATGACCCTGCGGGAAGCGGCAAAGAAAATGGGTATCTCACCCAGGACTTTGCAGAAGCTTGTTCATGATTTTAAATTGATTAGGTATGTGGAAGAGTTCAATTCACACAACCAGAGAACTTTTAATCTTTATCAGGAAGATGTGGAAAAACTCATCGAGTTAAAGAACAAAGGGAAAATATCATCTTGGAGAGGGTTCTTGACGGTTTTCACAGGAAGAAGTCCCATAAAATTATACTCGGTGAAGTATTTGCGTGAAGTCGATCCGCTTCTTCTCCGAAAAATCACGAATTGAAGAACTATGGAAGGGAAAAGATTACGTTTATCCGAATACCGGTCTTTCGCAAACCGGATTGTTTCCGAAAGACTACAATGTGAATCGTGCCGAGCGACAACGGAAGAGGTGGGGCAAAAGCGCCTACACATCCACCATCTTATGCACGTTGCAAGACTCGGACTCGATGATCCCGCAATCATAGACGAAGGGAACATTCTCGTTCTCTGTAATCACTGCCATTCCCTTTTCCATCCTGGAAGCCGGGTGTATAACTGGTTCTTAGCCGGTCTCAACCGAGGAGTCCAGCTTGCCAAAACGTAAATCCGAACACACGAAAAACAATCGTCCCAATCCACTTCTGGCAAAGGAACTGAGCAACGTTTCGGAAAAGAGAATGCTTCGCTTTCTCCTCGCGGAGTGTTTCCGAAGACTTCGGGAAGCGCGGAGACTCGAGCGGGACAGGAAGATCGTTTATCCTGAAACGACCTCGATCGTTCGAGATTGTGAGCGCCTTATCCAACGCCTACGCCAAGAAGCGAAGAAAGGAAAAGCTGATCCATCCGTTACAGAAAAAACACAATCACAGACTCTTCCTCAGCGGAAAAAAACGGGAATGCTCGGGTAAGCTCTATCGTCCATGTCCGATCCAGAGAAAAAAAAGACCTCACGGAAAAGGAAAGCCTCTTCCGATCTTGGAAAAACGCAGGAGAGGATAATCGCAAACTCAACCGATCTCACAATGGATCAGGACGACGGATATGGGGAAGAGCTGAGCCCAAAACGGAAACTCTTTGTCGAGAACCTCGTCTTCGTCCACATGCTTAACGGAACCAGGGCATACATGGACACCTACGGAACCCGGAACCAAAACTCTGCCAACGCCTGCGCTGCGAGATTGTTAGGAATCGCTAGTGTCCGGGCGTATCGGGACGAATTAATGACGCAGGCTCTCGAATCCCGGAGAAGCGAACTCGAGTATATATTTGTCAACGTTAACAAAGAAATCGTGACTGCCCAGATTTCCGATTACATCAACGAGGAAGGAGAAGTATCTCTCGACCTGCTCAAAAACCAGAACCCGCGGGCAGTGAAAGAGGTAACGACGACAATTCTTTACACGAAGGCCGGCGATGAGGTTATCACCCGAAAATTCAAACTAGAAGGGAAGCAGAAGTCTCTCGAGATGCTCAGCAGGTATCTCCGCCTTGGCGAAGAAGACAAGAACCGGGCCATCACAATTCAATTTTCCGTGGAAGAATCAGGGCTTTGAGTATTGTCCTAAAAATCATAGATGCGATTCGGTGGAATCGGAAACAGAAACTCGGCCTCAAGATTCTTTCCGATCCCCTAAAGCGGTTTATAAAGTTCTGGGGCGGATCCCGTTCTGGAAAAACTTACCTTTTTGTTCGGGCGATTCGAATTCGCGCTCTGAAATACCCGGGATCGAAACACATCATTTGTCGCTATTCTTTCGCGAACGCGAAGAAGACGATCTGGCTCCAGACGATCCTTCCAGAGATTCGGAAAGACGAAAACGTCGGCCTTTGCCGTATTATTCAGGACCAGGGCATCATTCTCTATCAGAATGGAAGTATAGTCATGCTTGGAGGCCTCGAACCGTCGGCGATCGATTCGGTCCTCGCGTCAGAATACGCGACAATTTTCGTAACCGAGGCCAACGAGAACAAATGGGGAACAATCGAAAACCTCATGTCTCGACTCAACGACACAGCCAAAGACGTTTCGGGAAATCCGATCAAGTGTATGTTTCTCATCGACCTTAATCCGACTGTGGACCGGTCATGGACAAACGTCGCCTGGATGCGTGGAATAAACCCTGACGACCAAAAGCCGATCAAGAATTTTCATCAGTACGCAAATCTCCACTTCATTCCCGAAGACAACGAGGAAAATCTCTCGGCCGGTTATATTTCGGACACGCTCGACAACCTTTCTTCCGCGAAAAGGAAGCGGTTTCGGTTAGGAGTCTACGGCTCTTACGCCGGTCTAGTTTATCAGATCGACGAGAATGAACACATCGTAGACGATTTTCCGATCCCACAGGAATGGAAAAAGATACGGGCCATCGACTTCGGATTCACTCACCCGTTCGTTTGCCTCTGGATTGCATACGACGCGGCCAACGATTGCGCTTATGTATATCGGGAATGGAGGGAAACCCGACTAACGGTCCGTGCACACTCAGAACATATCAAAGAGCTTTCCATTGAGGATCTTCCAGAGTCCGACCGTAATAACTCGGAATCATGGAAGATGGCCGAGCGAATTTACGCTGCGACCGTGGCCGATCACGACGCGGAAGACCGGGCGACTCTCGAGGAAAACGGAATCAAAACGGAGCCTGCGAAAAAAGAAGTTTTGGCCGGGATCGATCTCGTTACAGACTTGCTTGAGCATAACCCGGAAACCGGTAAACGGACTCAGGTAAAGTTTTTCCGGAGCTGCACCTATATGCTCAACGGCCTCTACTCGTATCGTTGGCGCGATCAGGAATCTTCGGCCAAACGACTCGCGGACCGGGAAGTAGTCAAGGAAGACGATGACGAGTGCGACGCGTTTCGTTACGGGATCATGGAGCTTTTCCCGATCGTGAAACCTTTTCAAGCCCGTGGTCACACGGCCGCATAAAATCACTGACCGTTTCCCGTTTAAAAACCATTGTCAAAATAGACGACGATGGCCGACGACCCGAACAAAATTATCTTCGAACGCAGACACCCGGATATCAAATCTAGACTCGACGCGTACGATCTTATCACGGACTCCTTTTATGGTGGCCTTCGATATATTTCTAAGAGCTACTTATTCAAATACTCAAAGGAGACGCCAAAAGTTTATGACGGCCGCAGAGAACGATCGGTTTTCCTAAACCACATGGCTCCAGTAGTCGAAACGCTTGTAGGTCTACTCTTCGACAAGAAACCAGTGAGAGAAGTTCCAGCAGATCTTGGCGAAATCATCAAACATGCGAACAATCGACAGAGTTTTGAGGAATTTTTCCAGGAAGCGGCGACGAAATCCCTTCTGAATACTTGCGGAATTCTCGTAGATTCCCCAAGTTTTGATCCGAATAAGATTCGCACACTTGCAGATCAACGAACTGCAGGATTACGGCCCTACCTTGTTCTTTACGAGTTCAATCAGATCCGGGACTTTTCCGTAGATGAGACTGGCGAGCTGCTTTGGATTCTTTTAGACAACACCTACGAAAAAGACTCCGATCCATTTTCCGAACGAAAGAAAATAGAAGAGTATCGGCTCTGGACTCGCGAATATTTCCAAGATTTCCAGAAAATCGAGACAGGTAAGATAGCTTCTTCGGAAAAATTTCCGCATGCAATAGGAAGAATCCCGTTCATTTTCATAAGTTGGTCGGATAAAACTAAAACTCTTATTAATCAAACCGTCTTCGAGGACATCGCCGTCATTGATCGGAAGATCTACAATTATCTTTCAGTCGCAGATGAAGTTATTTATTCTGGATCATTTCCATTGTTTATTTATCCGGGAAATATGCCAGAGACGGTTGCAGAAAATGGCATTGCATCGCAGGACTGGCTCACCTTTGACCCTAACTCCAGTAACAAACCAGATTTCATAATTCCGGGCATCGATGCATTAGACGGGATTCTTGCATTCATCGAAAAACTCGGGAAGAAGATTCTTCAAAAAGTCGGCCTCGATCGAGAAGAGGAAAGAACCGGCGCGCAATCCGGCAAGGCCAAACTTCTCGAATACAAAGTTGCAAATGCCTTTCTTCTTTCCGGGGCCACTCGTTTAGAGAAGGCGGAGTTCGAATGCCTCGAACTTTGCCGCCTCTGGATGAACTCAAAGTTCGAGACCAAGACCGCCGAAATCGTAATCACATACCAAAAGAAATTTGAGACTGTTGATATCGATAAAGCAATCACAACACTCCTTGAAATTTTTACCGATCTGAAATATGAGGCCGTTAAGAAGAGAGTCGCGAAGGAGATCGTAAATAAGGCCCTTCCAGAGATTGACGAGAAGGAGAAGAAACAGCTCTTCGAGGAGATCGACTCCGCAGACGAAAACGAAATACCAGGTTTCGTAAAAAAGTATATCGAAGATCCAAGCAATAATTCGGCCGCCTCTTCCGACAATGGGGCAAAGCAGAACAACGGAAGTCCCACCGATAAAGGGACAAAATCTAAACCGGGTGGCGGTCCCGATATCAACGCAAACGGCTAAAGGCCGAGATAGGAGTAAGTATGTTTGTAAGAAGTTTCAATCATAGAGTCATGAAGGAAAACGACGAAGGTGGTCAGGGTACAGGCGGAGGGAGCGACGAAGGTGGTCAGGGTACAGGCGGAGAACCCGGTGGAAGGAACGACGAACTCGTCGACCTCAATATTGGCGGAACCGTGCACAAAGTGCCGAAGGCTGTTAGCCAAAGTTTCGGAACACTTAATCGTGATTTTAGGACGTTAAGTTCTGAAATGAATACTCTTAAAGAATCGATCAAGGGTTCGAAAGGGGCCGAAGTCGAAGAACTACAGAAGAAAATCGACGAACTTGAGCTGCAGAAACTTCCGGAAAAGGAAAGAGAGGCAGCTAGAGTGAATACAGAGCTTCTAAAACTCCAAAAAGTCCATGATGCAGAAACGAAAAAATCGGCCAGATATGAAGAGCTTTTCAAAGGGAATGCGATCAACACGGCGTTGAACATCGCACTTTCCGGACATGATCTCTATCAGCCGCAACAAGCGTTGCAACTTCTTAAGGCAATCGGAAAACCGAAGCTCATCGAAAACGAAGACGGGTCGTTCAAAATCGTTCTTTACATGGACTTTGACGGCACTGGCCTTCAAGAAACGGAACCGAAAGACGGAATCTCTAAGTGGCTCGCTCTTCCGGAAAACGCAAACTTACTAAAAAACAATCTTCAGCCAGGTGCGGGAACCGCGACAAAAACCGGCCGTGTAGGAACGGACGGGAGCGTCACGTATAAACGTGCCGATCTCCAGAAGCCAGAAGTTCGTAAGGAACGGGCGGAGAAGATCAAGGCTGGGATTTCGGTAACAATCATAGATTAAAGGTAAAAAACAATGGCAAACACAGGACAAGATTTACTTTACCCGGAATTTTGGTTTGACGGGTGGGACGTACTAGATACCGGAATTTTGAATTTCCAAAATCAGGTTTCAAGATCGATCGAAAACAAACTCGCGGAGATGGGCGATACGGTAACCATCCCTATCACTCCCGACATGGGGGATGCAGTTGATTACAATCCTAAGGATGACATCAACGCGACGAATGTGAATCAACAGGTAAAAAAAGTTACCTTAACCGAATCCAAAAGACAAACTATCACGTTGGATTCGGCGGAACTTTCGTTAAGTTCTTACGATCTTATCGAGAAATACGCTGCGCCAATGGCGCTTTCTCTTTACAGAACTGTGAACAAATTCATCTACGGACTTTCGTTGAAGAGCAAGCATATTGTCGATGGTCGGAGTGGCGTGGATAAAAATACGATGATTGCGTTAAGAACGCTTTTATCGAATAACAAGGTAACAGGAGAGAAGAGTCTCGTTTGCGCTCCGGACGATTACGGAAGTCTTCTTTCAATTCCGGAATTTTTCAAGGCAAACGAATCCGGAGACACAAGCGCGTTAAGAGACGGAAAAATCACTCGCGCTCTCGGGTTTAACGTATCTGAAAACCATGCGATCGAGACCTATACTCCACAGGATCTTGCTGGAGCCGTGAATAAATCCGGTGGGTATGCTTCGGGAAGCTCAGAAATCGAGGTGGATGCTTTCGCGGACTCGTTAACTCCGATTAGACCGGGTGATGTTTTTACCGTAGCAGGTGAAACCGGCTCTCCCATACACACAGTGATTGGAACCGTTAAAACATCTGGTATCACAACCAAATTGATCTTTGATGCCCCCTTACGCAGTGCGATTGCAGACGACGCTGTGATCACATTCATTTCTTCCCGTTCAATGGTTGCATTTGTTCCATCTGCACTCGCCTTTGGCGCGCGAGCGTATAGGGCACTTCCGGAGGGAACCGGTGTAAGATCCGTTGTCGCGATGCTTGCAGGACTTCCTGTTCGTGTATCGGTTTGGACTCACGATTTAAAAGTGAAAGTCCAGTACGATATCTTATACGGTGGTGACGTCATCAACTCAAATCGGATTGGAAGGATTTTAGTGTAACCATGAAAAACGACCTGATAAGAGTTTATAAAAAACTTGAGAACGGGAAGGAGGTGGAACTGCTTGCAGACGAGAAACAAATTCCAATCCTTTCCACTTATCCAGAGTTCAGGATCCCGGAAACCAAGAAGATCCCTCAAAAGAAGGAGAACGGGAAGGAGGTGGAATCAAAAATTCCATCTAAGGATACTGACTCTGGTTCTATCTTAGGGCAAAACAACAACCCTGATACCGAATCTACTGGAGCGGAAGGGCAGTAGCTGTGCGTTTCGGCCTCGTCACAGTCAAGGAAGCAGATGACTTTCTCCAGTATTTCTCCGGCGGAGGCGCTTGGAGAGATCCTGAGAGAACGGGCTTTTTCGCGCCCGGGACTGTGACGGCCGTAGGAACTGATCTTGTCGGATTCGATGTGGACTTTACCGCGAATCCGCCACTGATCGCGGACGAGATTTTGGACATCAACGGCCAACTCGTGAAGGTGACATCAGTGATCGATCCGCTCTCAGCAAAGATCGAAGCGATCGAAGAAGACGTGATCACTCCGGTCCGATTCCGTCGGATTCCTACAGACAAGGTCACAGCGTTACGCACCCTCTATCAGAGAAAGCGTGAGGCGCTTGTAACCGCAGACATCAAGCTACTCAACTCAAACGCATTCAATTATGATCGCGTCTCTCTGGAGAACCTTCGGAAGGCGCAGATCGTCTTTGCCCTCGAACTCTTCAAAAGCCCGACAAACAAACACTTCGAAAACCGATCGAACGGGATTTCTTCCTATTCGATTTCCGATATGAGCTACACATACGGCGGAAAAGTCCGGGATATTCCGGAGTCCGTGTTTGACTTCGTGAAGAAGGAAGGCGCTCCCGGTGCAGGAACTTTCGGAAAAGAAAGGTTCGAATAGTGGATTCTCACGAAAAGGCATTGCGAGAGATGAGTGAGCGCCAAGTCGAGATGATGAAAGTCATTTTACTCGACGTACAATCCCGGCTCGATGAGGCCATGCAAGCTTATGTAAAACGGACAACGAGCCACTTTGCTGCAATCGTTCCGGAACAAACGGAATACATTTCTTTTATCGAACGTAGGTATAAGAACATTCTTTCTCTCTACGACGAACTCTTGGAAACTTTCTACTCCGGAATCGGGCCGATTATCAATCGGACATATCGATTTGGAATAAATATCTATGATCAATTTCTTTTGGAATCCGGAATCAATCTTACAGGAGGACTCATCGATACAAAGGCCGTATCGGTCCTCGTAAGAGATGCAGCAAATGATTTTCGTATCGCTGTCGACCAATCCAAGACGATGTTTCGAAATTACTATAACCTCTCGAAGCAAGGATTCCTTACGGAATCGCAAATGTCAGAGGCCGTAGCGAAAGGACTTCTTCGAACCGGAACACCCCTTGAACCAAAGAAAGCAATCATCAAACTTTTGGAAAACGCGGATAATTCAAAGAGCGTCACCTCACGAGTTTTTTCCGCCAGAGATCGAGACACGAGAGAATTCTTTCAGAATAAAATTGGAAAGAGAGAGTTCGAACGATTAGAGAAAATCAACTCCAAACTTTTAGATAAAAAATACATCCAAATCATCGATAAGAACGGCAATGAGATGAATTTCAAGGTAGATACCTATTCGGATCTCGTAACCCGTTCCCGAATTACAGACAGCCAAGTGACCGCCTCATTGGAAGAGGGACAGCGGGCTGGAATTGTTTTTTACCTCGTTCCCGGACACAAATCCACCGCTGAAGTTTGTCAGCCGCACGAAGATCAGACTTACACAACTGATCCAGAACTTGCGGCGGCCGGTGTTTGCGAACTGTACGATAAGAAAAATCGTCCGGGTTATCATCCACGTTGTAGTCACCGCGGATTTCCGCGGATTTTCACGAACCGAAAGCTCTACGAATTCATATCGAGCAAGACAGGCGTTGCCTTTGCCGACCAGTGGTTTAAGAAAAATGGTAAATCGATTCCTGATCGGAAGGCCGCATGAACACCATTGAAATCCTTAAACCCGTTTATAACAAAGCGGATGGCGCACTCGTTCCCGAACGATCGGAAAGAAAAACGATCGAAGTTTTACATTGGAAGCCGGTTACCAAAATTCGGAATTCTGATAACGGAGTCGTTTACACGACAATCTCGTTGACTGTTGAACCGGATCAGGATTTCAAACAGAGCGATCTTATTCTTTGGCCGCAAGGACTCACACCGGAAGAGTTCGAAACAAAGGGACGACATCTTTCCATACTTTCTTGGTATCCCGCACGCGGAGCGGATGGCGAGATTCATCACATTGAGGTGGAAGCGTAATGGGAAAGGAGTGGTCCGTCGAAGACGATGGTTTTTTCCAGAAGATTCGCAGCGTTTCCGAAAATCTCCGGGAAGCGACACTCAAAGCGCTGAAGACTGTTATTCTTGGAATTCCCGCAAAAATCGCTTCAGAGACTACGGGAATTCGACCACAACGCGATACGGGTTACATGCAAGGCGCTTATTCCGTTTATGTGGGTAAGGACCTTGTTGCGGATGAGGAAATAGTTTCACCGAAAGGGAAAGGACAGTTCAAACTTCCCCCCGTAACCGGGTTCAACGAGTTCGAGGCCACTTACATCCCCGAGGCGCCGTATGCGGCCACCCAAGAAGCGGGGAAGAGAACTTTAGAGGATGGCCGGGTTATTCAACTTACCGGAAGGAAACCAGGAACCGGACCGGGTTGGGTTGATAAACTCACAGAACCGGTCAACGCCGAGGAGATCCTTGAGGAACTAAATGATCATATCAAAGACAATATGAAGGAGTTCATATCGTGAATCAAGCGGACATCTATACGAGTGAGTACATTGTTGAGTTTATAGTTCCTTGGATGCAGGCGGATTCTATGTTCACCGAATATGCAAACCTTATTCAACCTTTCATTCAAATCCCTAAGGACCAGGCCGAATCTATTTTAGTAATTCATAATGGATTTACGGAAAGCGATCCTTTTGGAAAAACACAAATCGATTTTATGGTCATCGCAAAAACCTTGCCTCGATCTAAAAAGATTGCCCTAGACATATTCAGAAAACTCCGGGGTAGAGTGAATCTGTCCCTCCCTATTCCAACGGAACTTCCGGAAGGGAAAACAGCCGCAGACTTTAACCCGATTACAATTCGTAAAATTTTCGGAAACAACGTCCGTATGATCGGAAACGTTCTGAACGGTGAATACAGATACAACGCATCTTTTTTTATTCAGTAGGAGGAATGATGACAGAAGAAAAAATGATTCGACTCTTCAGGGAGACGCAAAACGGGAAAGTAACCGTTCGTGTTCCCGAAAGCAAGGTCGAGGAACTATTAAAAGACAGGGCGTATAGTCGCTTTGTAGAACCGACACGTCCGCAAATTGCGGAAACACCGCGCAGTAAGACACCTCAGAAGGAAGGGGGAGAATAATGATTACTCTTATTAGACCAAATGGTTCTACCGCAGTCGGGAGACCAGACGGCGGACTGATTCCAGTTGATATCGATTACGGTGCTCCTTATGACAAGGTTCCTGCTCTTCTGGGAGCGATTTCAGTTGCAGCGAATTCTAGAAATGTAATTGGAAGTGGGGGTGCCGACTTCACACAACTGAAGTCAGGAGATTTTCTAAATCTTAGTCCGAACATTCCCCCGTCTCAAATCGAGTCAATCACCGGAAGCGGTGCTATGACGATCAAGGAACCGATTACAACAGCGATCACCAACGGCATCTACAAGCGTGCGCTTCAAATGTATATGGGACTCACGCTTGAAGCGAAAATGGAAGAGTCTATCGGTTACGCTGAGTTTAAGGCGTCTCAACGCGGGAATCAAGCGTACAAGAAGCTTTTAAATTCTTATATGCTAACCGTATCCGCAAAACTTGTTGAGCCAGTAGCCGAGAGGACTGCGAAAGTAATTCCAGGATTCTTTATCAACTACGATCAGACTACCGGGAATATCAAGGGTGCCGCTCGGACCGTTCCGATGTGGAAGGAATACATGTGGAATGACTTGGCTTCGGGCCGTGGTCAGCAATTGGAACTGACAGCGTTGATCGCACCGGAAGTGCGTTCACTTGATCCGATGGACAAAATTATCATCCCGAACGCACTCTGCTACACAGAGTTTAAACAAGGGATGGATGGAGAAGTTGGTGCCGTTTTGGAAATCAAATGGGAATGCTTCGTTTCCAAGGATCTCCTATTCGCAGGCTATCCACTCGCGTGGTATATGGGTGATCTCGATGTTACCTAACGAGCTACTCGAAAAATTCAATAGGGGTAACGACTGTGAGGTCGTTATTCCGGGACTTGAGCATGAAGACGGAAGACCGGTTACAGTTACGCTTCCAATAAACAGTTCGACGATCGGTCTTCACACACGTCTATCCGAGATCAATAAACGTATGGTCGCGATTGAAAATGATCATGTCGAATGGTTCAATATTACAACGAACGAATTTCAACGTCTCTGCGAAGAATATAACAAGAATCTCGGGGACGCAGCGATTAACTTGCAGGATTTCGCCGCGAACTTTTACAATCTTGTTCCGGAACCACTACGGGAGGAGTGGCTCAAAGGGCAAAATGAAACGATTCGACTGAGAGGGGAGTACGAGAAAATCCTGAGATCGAAATTCTACGCGCTCGTAAGTAACGCAGATGAATACGTCGCGATCCTGGACGTTATCCCTTTTCAATATCCGAATTATTCGAACTACCTATCTTTTTTAGGCAGACTCGAAATCGCAACTCCGAGGAGGACTGATCCCGAAAAAAAGTAGATTCGGACTCTGAATTTGTCATCGCAAAACTTATGCTTCGGAAGCAGGGGTTTACAGATTCTGAAATCAAGGGCATGGATTATCACACTCTGTCCTCAAATCTTTTGGCAATTCGGGTCCTTGAGCTTGAAGAAGATCTGTTGTGGGTTCACAGAATCAAGATGATAAATCCAGAGATTATAAAACATATCGAACCTTTCGCAGCAGAATTGGAAAAACAGATTCAGGATATAAAGGTCGGTTGGTCACCGATAGTCCCTTGGAGTAGGAAGACAAAAGAGGAAAAGCAGAAGATCATCGATAAGTATCGGAATAAGAACATGGCAAACTGGGAAGCCATGAAGACAGAATTCAAACAAAAGATGGAAGATCTTAAATCAAATAAGTAAATTATGGGAATCAAGGACGGTTTATTAAAATTCGGGATTCAAGTTGGAGGCATCAAAGAGTCAAAAGCTCAAATAGATGACTTCTCCGCCCACGTAAAAGTTTTTTCTTCTACGATTAAGCCGATCGGAGCTGCGATAAACGCGGCCCTAACCGTTGATCAGCGTGTCGCGAAAGCCTCGACCACAACGATCAAAGAACTCGAGGATTCCCTAAAGAAACTTCAAGCCGGTTTCGATAACCGTGCAATTGGTGGGGAGTCATTCAATCGTTTAGGTCGTGCTGTCGAAGCTGTTCGGTCTAAGCTCGAAGAAGCTCGGAAATCTTCCCAGAAATTCCAACCGATCGAACCACAAGCCGCGCGACTTTCGGTTAATACTCTTGCAGGTCTTGAACAACGATTAGAGAAATTTAAGTCCGGACTCAGCTCTTCTTCCATTGGATCAGATTCTTTTAATCGCCTCCGGAACTCAATCGAACTCACTCGGAAAAAAATCGATGAGGCGACAGGATCAGCTACGAAATTCGCGGGAATTACAGCTGTGGCGGGTTCAATCCTAGGCGGATATTCCGTTTATTCTGGAATCGAAAAGATAAAGTCGCTCATGGACACCGCGGAAAAAGCCGCGAATACAATGCGCGGTCTTTCCACGGTTGTTAAGTACAATTTCGGCGAAGAGGCGATCAAGCCGGCTATCGACAGTGTCGAGAAACTTTCCAAAGATCTCAATCTAAGCAAAGATTCCGTCGCGGCCGCATCGAGAAACTTCATTGCGATGGGCTACTCCGTAGAACAATCCACGAATCTTATCAAAGCTCATGCGAATGTAGGTTCAGTACTAAGGCAACAAAACTATTCGCTTTCCGAAGCGATCGATGTTGCCTCTCAGGGGTACAAAAATGGGAATTCGATTCTTTCCGATGCTACAGGTCTTCAAGATAATCTCTCGAAAATGCTTGAGAAGCACGGATTTAAACTCGAGGATCTATCGAATGCTACGAAGAAACAAGCCGCTCTCCAAGCTCTTTACAACGAAACCCTAAGTCTGGCGGAACCATTTGAAGGGAGGGCCGCTGAACTTACGGAAGGTTATGCCGGATCTCTCGGAAGGCTCGAAAAAGAATCCGGAAAAGCAGCTATCGCACTCGGAAAACTTTATCAGGAGTCGATCACCCCATTACTGAATGTTGGAGGCACTCTTCTCGGATCAATTGCCGGATTTATCGGAAATGGTGAAGAGGTAAAAAAACTTTCATCGGAACTTGATGACCTTCGGGTAAAGATCGCGAAGACTCCGGAGGGATCCGAAGAGTGGAAGAAGCTTAACACTCAGATACAAAAGGCCGAGTCCGATCTCAACAAACTCGGATTCACAATCAACAATGCCGGGAAATCGCTCATCGTCGCAACAACTGCGGGTCTCGGATTTTATGCGGCTCTCGTTACGATTACCAAAGGTCTTGAACTCATGGGAATCGCAGGTGCGAAGGCGTGGACGAAAGCGCTCGGTCCGATCGCACTCGGGATAACGGCTTTTGCATTTACGATCGATTTTGTTGAACGTCACAGAAAAGAAGGAGAACAAAAGGACCACGAGGATAAAAAGAAAAAACTCAAGGAAAGATTTGGTGAGGATATTAAGCAAGCGGAAGAGATTCTCAACGATATTGGGGACAAATCCTCTCTTGGGCATGGTATTGGTGAAAAGAGAATCGAAGCACTCCGAAAATCTCTCCAACAACTCGGATTTACGGCGGAAGAAACACAAGAAATTTTTAAGAAAGATTGGTGGAGTGGTAAATTCTTCATAAGCGATGAAATCAATAAATGGCGAAAGGCTCTACAAGAGTTAAACAAAGAAGCAGAAAAAGCCAAACCAAAAAGCCCTGGAGTAAGTTTCGGCGGATCCGGTGGTAAAATAAAACAGGATCTCTCCGAACAGAAGCGAATCGTCGAGGAGTTTTGGAAAGCGAATCCGGCCGAAATAAAACTCATCGCAACTGTCGAAGCGCAATCCTTCGAATATCTTAAAAAACAACTCATCGATTTTTCACAGAAGAAAGGTGCTCAAATTCCTCTTACCCTAAACGGGAAGAAAATCTCAATTAACGACATTAAGGATAAGGAAACTCTTCAACAAGTCGTAAATGAACTTTCCCGAAAATATCAAATCCATCCAGACGTTGTTCTAAAGTTAAAACCTGAGAATATTACAGAACTTGATGACTTAATAAAATCAGCTCGTGATGAAATTGATCGAAAAGTTAGATCTAGAAAAATTTCATCGAAAGAAGGTCAACAGCTCCATGTCAAACTTAATGCTTCGATAGAGTTTGGCACAGCAAACCGAGATCTTGCTGAATTAAAATCAAATCTTACAACAAGCACAGGCCCACTTACTCAATTAGAATCCGGAACATTCGAGTTTGCTGAACAGCTGAACCGTGCAAAAAATAATTCTCAAGGACTCGATCATACAATTTCTGCATGGGCAAAAACGGGAATCAGTGCACTCAGTCAGATTGGTTCAGGGGTAACACAACTTTTCCAAGCACAGGCACAGGCGGCGCAGGTCCATGCTCAAAACCAAGTTCAGCAGTGGCAATTTCAGGGCCAAGTCGTCGATCGCATCATCGATGCAAACCTACAGAATTTCTTGGCCGCTCGCGATACTGAACTTTCCAAACTCCAGGATACGTTGGATGCAATGGCACAAGCCGAAAAAGCGTATCAGGATGAGAAACAAAAACGACGCGACGAAGAGGCGGAACGAATCCGCGCGGAAAATGACGCAAGATACAATGCTGATGCGCTCGCTCTTGAGGCAAAACATAATGCAGAGATCGCAGAGTTTGAAAAAAGGCATGCCGACGATGCGGACTTTGCCGCGCTTCAAAGGGAACTTTTTGCCAGACTTCAACAGGAAAAAGATGACCTTCGAAAACGGTATGCCGACAAAACTGCTGCGGACATTGAAAAAGAAAATCAGCAACAGGATACCGAAGAATCAAAACGAGCAAAGGAAAACGAAAAGAAGCAAAAGGCAGTCGCTGATCAACAGAAACAAATCGAAGCCGACAAGGCCGCTGCAACTCAGAAGGCAGAGTTAGATAAACAAAATGCAAAACGAACAACTTCGTTCTTAGAGTGGCAAGCAGGTAAAGTAGCGTTTGAGGCCAATAAACGCGCTCAAGTTGCAGCTGCTGCTATGGCTATGTCAATGGCCGTCCTTCAAGCTGTTGCGGCTTGGCCCACATTGGTCGCAACGACAGGCCCACTTGGATTAGTGGGTGGAGGAATCTTTCTCGGAACTATTACCGCGTTATCAGCCGCCGCCGGTGCTCTGGCGATCTCAACTGCAATGTCTCAACGATATGATCCCTGGATGGGATTTTCAAATGGCGGTATGGCGGAGGGTGGGATTCCCGGAAAAGATTCTATCCCGGCAATGTTGACCCCTAGGGAAATCGTAGTACCAGAACGCGGCTGGGATTCGTTGGAAGGCCAAATTGCCGACCGACTAACTCAGAGTGTCACAAACCGCTCGAATTCTATTGTTGTGAATTATGCGCCTCAATTTCACTCTTCGGGCGGAAATTTCCCGGATTCCAGGGAACAATTTGAGCTTTTTAAGCAATATTTATACACCTCCATCCGGGAGGAGGGGGTTTTGAGTTGATCGCTGTGTATACCCTACACAATCTGAGAAAAGGAGAAATTATGAAAAAGAAGATTATATATTTGTTAACTTTCGCATGCATTTTTTTCAGCTGCGCGAACTATGAAGAGGCTTACCTCAAACAGCTAAAGTTGCTTGAGAATGGAATTATCGACTACGAACTGAAACGAACCGAAGCGGTGAACTTGCCAGACACTACTTTAAAGAAGAAAATCCAGAACTTTTACACTACCATTAGGGATTCCGAAAATACTGTTGAAAGTTGCCGGGCGACTGAACCAATAAACTTGAAAAAAGCCAGCGCAGAGGACCGAGCATACTGGTCAAAAACTTTTGCTTTTAGGTGTATTCAGGAAATCAGGACTATCGAAAGAGATAACGATTTTAAAGTAAAATACGTCGATAAACAAGTTGAATTGCTGTACAATATTCAATTCGAAAAAAAGACCGTTTCATTATATCTAAGATTTGCAAGTTATTTTGATCCAAATCGTGAATATCAAGAAGATCCATTGGAATATAAATACGATTCCGAGCAAGCTGACCTCGCCGCAGATCAGCACTTTCAAAAGCTCGTGGCATATCTCAAAAACTAATGGAATTCATCGTCGAAGACAGCCAAGGGAACACACTTTTCGAATTACAGGACGAGTGTGTTCTCGTTTCTCCGACGGAATTCGATATGCCGGAGAATCTGGTTTCCCGACTGGAGACATGGGGTTCTGTTGACCAATCAAATAACCTGATCGCATCAAGAAAGATTTCTCTTTATATTTCAAGGGGATTTGAATCAGATCAGGATTATCGATATTTTAAAAACAAAATCAATTCGTTCTTTCTGAACAAAAAACCTCCTTTCTACCTTATCGACGTACACAACCAAAGGCGAACGAAAATCAAGTTTTCGAAATTCAGCGAAAACTTTGAAAAAGGAAACGAGGCAAGAATCGAGAAAGAGGTTCCTCTCGAATTCATTCTCCTAGATGTTCTTTGGGAAGATTCTCGGGAATCGGATACGGCTCAGATCGATCTTGCTTCAGGTTCTTGGATCGATATTCACATTCCGGAATACTATGTTGATGGCCATCCGATCATAGAACTGCAAGCCGGTTCAAATTTGAATCCTGATTTTTCGATCGATCTTTTAGATATCGACAATAAAGGATTTGCGACTCAGCGAATTCAATGCCTTTCTTTTTCTAATTCGTCCGAGTTAAACAAATATATGATTCTCGATTCCGAATATGGCCTAGTGAAAATCGGCGGTCGAGAAAATGAGGCGTCTCCATTACGATGGTCTACGAACAATATGCTGTGGACCGGTGGAAATTTCATAGTTTTCCGACCTGGATTAAATCGGCTCGTCTATACGTCAGCAAACAACTCTCCGATTAAGATCCGAGTTAGACACCGCGGGAGATCGACAAATTAATGGGATATACGATATTTGAAGGGGCGATTTACGGCCACGGAGAAAAAGCTGGGGAACTTCCCGGCTTTGGGTCTGTGTATGGAACCTCGTGTAAGGGTGAGCCGACTCAATCAACGATTTTTGAGGAGTTTACCGGCGGACCCGATGAGGACTCGCAAGTTCAGTTTTCTTCCGCTTCCGGAAGTATGATCGCCCGGTTTCCTCTCGGAATTAAATACCCTCTCCCATCCGAACTTAAAACTATTGTCGATGAGAATGGTCCGAAATCTGCCGAATTGAAACTCACTGACAAGCCGGAATTTCCTCTTCCAGATTTTTCAACCTTCAAAACTCGTATTGATGGAAAGGACGTTTACAAGGGGTATTTCTACGATACCCCTTATCAGGCTCAAAAACCCAAGGACGCGCTTTCTTATAAAAACTATGGAATGCGTAAACGGTTGGAAGAAGTTGAGATCGAAAATAATCTCAAGTGGAACATCCACCAAATAGTTGTTTCGGGATCTGGAAATACAGACGCGACGATCTACCTTGGAGCGAATGCCGTTTTTCCCCAAACTCTCATAACCGGATCAATTGAAGTCGGGCAAAAAATCAGAATCAGGGAAACGGAAGATACCGAGAATGAGGGTCTTTTTACCGTGATCGGGATTCCTGATTCTCTTACTCTCAGAGTTCATAATCCGTCTGTTATTGCGCAAAACGTGATAAAGGGGTTTGTCGAAATATTTCCAAAAGAATGGGGAAATCCGCTCACTCCTATCTCCGAACTCGTCGCACAAGTATTTCGTAATTATGGCCAAAAAATCCCCATCACATTTGCAGAGAATCTAATCGAGAATTCCGTAGGGCGAGCAACGCTTGGAGAATTTGATCTGGGTGGGATGACGTTGTGGAAGTTTATCGACCTAATCCAAAACATGCTTGGAGGCCGCTGGAATGCAGGAGTCGACGGGAATGGATTTTATTTCCTGAGACAACGCAAAGCGGAGCCGATTGAAAAACTCAATGTTGGATTTGCATTTAACGACGTAGAATTCAAACGAGATATTTCCGGAATTTGGAATTATATCAAACTCTACATCAAAGATGAAAACGGCTCCGGATCCAAGTTTTTGACCGAAATCATGGATAAGACTTCGATCGCGAAGTGGGGGGTAAAAATGCCTCCAGGTGGCGGAATCGAAGTCCCCGCGTCGTTCACCAAGGAAGTAGGGGATATGTATCTTCAGGGAATTCTTGCAAATCGAAAAGATCCGAAATTCATTATTACGATAAACAATGCCCCATTTCGATACTACGAGTTTGGTGACTATATCGTCCCAACTGTTCCTGGAGATTATACTGAAACGTTAGAGGAGATGGACACACTCACCGGATTTGTGAATTCCGATCCCACGAAACTGACGGTAACAACGGATTCTTTAAATCTCACCAACGGCGCGGCTTCGCAGAAACTTGTTCTTACGAATGCTGACGGCGTAACCTACAGGAAAACAGTCAACAAAAAAGTTTTCTCACTCAAAAAAATAAAATTTCAGGTGATGGCGAATCAACAGGATGACTGGATAAATAACCCTGGAGGGTTTTTACGATTTGGAATAGGAAGAACTTCGTTCTTAGAGAATGGACTCATCCCTGTTCCAATCGGATATAGGGACGGATGGATTCCGTTTGAGGTAGATGTGTCGAATTTGAAAATCGATTTCATTGGTGAAATCGGATGGAAGTTTTTCAATCCTCCAAATGGAGTAAGCGTCTGGATTGATAACATCGAAATAATATCTTACACATCTCTCGAATTTCTCGTTCCGCTCAAAGAAGTCGAATACAACCAAATTAAAAAACGTAGCTGCAAGCTTATCTTTGGAAGCGCAGATAATAGATTCGAAAAATATATCGCAGGTTACGTTTCCCAAATTGAAACGCAAAAAATAATGATGAGGAAAAAATAGATGGCTCTTCCACCAATTCCAGCAGGTAGGCAGGATATAGATTGGAGAATTGACGAAATTACGGGCACATTCAATTTCCAGGAGATCACGTCAGAGGTTCACACAGTTCAAATTATTCCCGAGTATGGGGGTCGCCGCGGATTTAAATTGCACGAAAGGCCATTGGATGATGACACGCTTCTCATTTACGTAGGAAGCAACGATGCGGCCAAAGTTCCCGCAAATAGGCAATCAAGAGTTGCCACCGCTCCAACCGGTTCCCAAGTTTTCATCTCCCCCCGCGTCGGAATTGTTGTAGTTCCGGACAGTGTTGCGATCGGAACGTCATACATTTCGCAATATTTTGGATGCGGTTCGGTGAAGAACGTCCAGAATGATCTCTATATTCAGCAAATTGCTCTCCTTGAAAAACTTTCTCGCGATGGATCTCTACCAATGACCGGGAATTTGAATATGAATAGTCACAAGGCCGTAAACCTTCTCGCAGGGACATCCCCGCTTGATGCTGTGAACTTTTCACAGCTTACGACGGTGATAAACAATCTTGCGAATGAGGCGAATATCAGAGCGGCTGCGGACAATTCAATAAATAGCCAACTGAATAATCTCGTCAGGTTGGTATCGATCACTAAGAGCCAGCGAGATTATGCAGCAAATGGTTCATCCGGTGAACTCGGTATGGAGGTATATGCCCCGTACAATGGACTATTACTCTGGAGAAATACAAGAACCGGTGTCAGTAGTTTTGGAACTTATGGAAACGGAGATACTCCATTTCAAATCATAGACACCGGAAGCCAATTTAATTTTCGATGGACCGATCCAGACAATGCGCTCATGGAATGGACTCTGATAAAATATATAAATCCATGAAAGAGTTTCGGATGGTAATAAGACGTGGAGAAGACTTTGCACAATTTTTTGAATCTTCAGTCCTAGAAAGCGCGATTGTTTCCTCTCAATTTGGAAAGATAGAGAAGGGGAACCTGAGAACGTTAGGTAATTTTCAAACTGAAATTGTGGACGGAGGATATAACCTTTCCATGAATCGCATAGAAACGGAATCATTAACGAAAGGCGCTTACCGTTTCGACATTCTAATCCGACGTACGGATCCGCTCCAAAAAGGCGGATTCCGAAATGATATCGAATATTTTGGGATGGTAATCGTAGAATAAAAATGTACGCCAACTTTCCAATTAAAATACCTCAAAATGCTTCCGTGCAAATCAGATTTACAAATTTGCAAGGTGTTGCAAACCCTTATGCGCTCATCCGTCTTCAGGTAAAAAAGAACTCACGATCGTCCGAAATTCTTTTGTCTATGGACATCCTACCAACGGACCCCGGTTGTGATTTTGAAAACGGAATCGTAGCAGCCAACTTTATCCCCGGACAAACGAGGGCAATGCTTGGAGACGAGATTTATAAATACGATTTACTCGTGAATCGGCAAGGTCGCATTACATATGATTATCACGGGTCGTTTGAACTCATCGGCACGATCACCCGAGACGGCGATTCGTTCAACCCTGTCGAATACCAATCGATCCTCGAGAAACTCGCATCCACGCTGACCGGATTCGGTGCGTGGATGATCGGAGTTGATGCGAGTTACTGGACCACACTCCTCGGTTCTCCGAATCTCGTACTCGAGCGCTGCCTCCGGTGGCTGCGCGAAAACAAACTTGCAAAACTGAACCCTTTCGCTCCCGGAAGAATCCTGAAATCCGGAGCAACAGATACGGAAGTTTTGGTTACAGGAATCAGTATCGATTCCACGGACAATCTTACCGGTGTGAAAACGCTTTCCCTTCTCGATCCTCCGACACTCGCAGAACACGCAACAAGGCGTGACTGGGTGGAGTCAGATACCTCGACTCGAATTCAAACAGCAGTAAACCTACTCGTGGACGGGTCTCCAAATTCAGCGAATACACTGCGTAAAATATTTGAAATGTTGGACAATGATCCGAACTTTGCGACGACTATAACAAGCCTGATCGCCACCAAAATCCCACTCTCACAAAAAGGCACCACGAATGGAGTAGCAACTCTTGGATTGGATGGAAAGGTCCCATCCTCGCAACTGCCACCCTCCTCCGGAGCCGTCACATCTGTGAATGGACAAACGGGTATTGTTGTTCTTACAAATTCAGACGTCAACGCAGCACCCGCCTCCGGAATCTCTCCAGGCGCAATCACAGAAACAACGGCAAAGCAATTTATATCCGCCGGGCTCAAGGGCCAGGTTGATGAATTCACCGTGATATCCACACTCCACCAAATTACACCCTCTCCAACGAAACCTTTTTTCGATATGGCCCGGGATGTCGCGAACGGAACAGATGCAAACTGGCCCCAACTCGGCCCTCATCTTCGCGGAATTAAATGTGGCGTCGGAGATCCATACGGAACCTACGCCGATACGTTTCAAGTTACGGCTGCGACGAAATATGATTCGAACACATCAATCGAACTGACTCTATCAGGATCTACTACTGCAAGCCTGCTCTCGATGATACTCGACGATTTCAACTATTACGCGATGTTTAAGTCAAGCGATGGAATTACTCCTGCAACTACAAACACTACGTTAATAGATGGCTACGCTCTTGTAATCAGAGCGGTAACGGACATCGGAAATGGAACTGGTAAGATAGCGGCCGGGACTTATATGCAGCTCAAATTTACGAATGGAAGTATATTAAATACTCTGAATCCAAGTTCGCTAAAACTAGGAGTATCCTATTCTGGTGGCGCAAACCCGATCGGAACAATATCTGGCGCAACGATCGAAATCTATCCGCATAGGAGACTTGTGACTGGCGTTTATAACGCCACGTCATTCCGTTGGAGACCCGTATTTGATTCCGTGCTCCGAAATCGGGATATTGTATCTCCTGGATTTTTGAGCGGAGGTCGCATATTAGACTTTTCGCAAGGACATATTCATACCCATACGGATCGGTTCGGAGTAAATGTTGGTATCTACGTTTTCAATGCGGGGTCGTATTATAATTTTATGACCGATATGACTTCCACGACAGATTCGACCTCTCCTCCACAAAGCCAGTCTGGTTTTGGACCGATCCGGACAGGACGAAAAACTCAAGATCGGTCATTACGAGTCTGGATGTATCTAAACGCTAAGGAGTACGTAGCATGATATTTTTAAACCTGCAAACTGGAGAGGTAATCGAAGAGTCTTCCGAGGATACAGTTATACATGGATGGAGACAGATGGCCCAGGCTGATCCTAATCTCGGCGTCCTCGAACAGTGGCCGATTCCGAAAACTAAACTTTTGGAAGGCAAATTAGTTGCAAAGCCGGAAGATGAGTGGGAAATCCCTTTTGATATATCCGCCGAAGAATCTAGAAACAGATTACTCCAAAAGTTGAAGATCCTATTTTCGGAAAAGTGCAATGATGGGATCTCGTTCGAAGGCGAAATCTTCCAAACGGATGAAATGTCGCTTAACAGAATTGGTCTTGCAATACAAGACTGGGGGCGAGGGATCGAAACACCCTATTGGATTCGCAGAGACAACACCCGTCACCAAATCACGTCTCTGGAGCAACTCAACAATTTAGCTACTGCAATCGGAATCCGGTGGCGCGTTCTATTTGACATTTTCAGTCGAGTGAAATCTAAGATAACCATCTTAGATGAAAACGAACTAACGACTTTCGATCTTTTAGCAGAATGGATAAATACAGAACAGGCAGTAGGGCGATGACGCAAGAGCAAATCAATATTATATTCGGAATCGTCACATCCATAATCGGTTATTTTATCAGAGATTTAATTAGACGTTTAAACGTATCTGAATCCATTGCATACGAGGCGCGCAACAAAGCGAATCAGTTGGAAAGAGATTTACAATATAGATCGGATGATTTAATTGAGTTACGTAGAAAACTTGAATCTTTCGAATCAATGTTAAACGAACTCAATAAAAACTATGCGACGATAGCGGCAATACTCCAAGAGATGAGAGAGAACCAAAAAAGTGGGAATTTCAAATGATTCAAGAAGGACTTCGCAAAATAGACAAACAAAAATATGGCCTTACGAAAAACGATTTCGTATTATCCGAGGCGTATCACTACACCCAGAAAGACAATGTCAACATTGACGGAACCCCAAACATGGTATGGACGAAAGAGTGGCGTAGGTTCAACCAGTGTTTTATTTCGTCCGGAACTGCGTTTGTAAATAAACTCATTGATAACCTGATTAGGTCCGGATTGGAATATAAAAAATCAGGTCGAGTCGACGAACTTGCGTATTTGATCGGAGTCGGTAAATACAAACAGGGCGACACGGTTGAAAACAACCGAAGATTTTTTTGGAATAACCACAGAGACTATATCAATCAGGTCCTCGCAGAAGCGTTTCCGGACGCAAGTCCAATTCCACGGGTAGACTATTCGAAAGTCGGAATCAATTCTCTTAACAAACTCGCAATCGCAATACACCTCGAACGACAACCTATGTTTGGAATACACCTCGGGAAAGGCGGCGGTCATATTCTGACAGCCGTAGGTTACCACACCGATTCAGCCGGAAAGGTCGCGGGCCTCTGGGTTTCAGATCCGGCCGGTGTATATACGGAAGGTTACTCCAAGCCACTCGACGGGTTCATGTCGCTCCTACCCCGCGAGGTGTTTAAAGATGTTTTCCGTACCGACGCGCACATGATGGATTTAGTAGTTTAAGGATTTAGAATATATGGCCAAACATAAAAAAACTTTCTGGCAAAAACTCGCCGACAACGCAACGAAAGGCCGGATCTCAACCGCGCTTGGAATCGTTCTCGTGATCGGAGCGGTTGCGTCCGTGTTCACGGGCCAGGCAGACTGGACTCAGGCTTCGATTGCGATCACAGCCGGTCTCGCCGCAATCGGATTTGTAGGAAGAAACGGTGTGGAGGCACACGGAAAAAACGATGGCTCAAATAGTTTATAAAAGTCTCAAGAACTACAAATACGAACTCGTAAAATCCTACAGTTTCCAGACTGACATCAAAACAGAGGAGCCGATCCAAATCGGAAACCCCGACATAAAAACATTTGTCTCACTGGATCCGAACGGCCTGTTGCACATCGATGCGGGATACGCCTGGGACGGACCGAGTGGGCCTACGATTGATACGAAAACTTTTATGCGAGGTTCTCTCGTGCACGACGCTCTCTACCAACTGATGCGGGAAGAAAAGTTGGATCGAAGTCTATATCGAGAATATGCGGACCAACTGTTAAAGCAAATCTGCACCGAGGACGGCATGAATCGATTTCGTGCGGCCTACATTTACAAGTCGGTGCGCTGGTTCGGAGAATCCTCCGCAAAGCCCAAAGGCGGAACGGAAGAATTTTTATCCGCACCGTAGGGGCAATTTTTTAACAAAAAAGTACCGCCAGAAAAATTCCGATTCTGCACACTGCCTCATTATGGCAGACATTCAAAAATTTAAACCTACAAAACTTTACTACGAGAATGCGGAAAAACTAAAAATCGCAGAAGACCAGCCATTCTCATTGCTACAGGGCGAGGAATACGAGGAGTTGCGAGAGTCGATCAAACGGAACGGAATCCTACACCCCGTTTATTGTCGCCGAGATTATTCCCTCCTCTCAGGGTCAAATCGCGTGGCGATTGCTCAAGAGCTTGGAATTTTAGTTCCGGCAATCAGATTCCAGGCGGAAATGGATCCGGACATCGAGCAAGAGATTATCTACCATCTAAACACCGTCGGACGACAGGTGAGCCCGAGCGATCGCAAGCGATTAGTTTTCACTCGATTTAAAGATCAGATAGGCAAATCCGGCGCACTCAAAGCGATTCATCGGCTCACAGGAATACACCTCTCAACACTCAAACAATATTCGGTTGAATTTCAAAATAAGAAAAAATTTGCCAATGTCGGACTTAATGACGAGGAACGCAAGGCCGGAATCCGGCTTTATATCAAATGGGATAAATACAGGACAGAGGAAAACGAAGCCAAAAAAGAGCGTCAGAAAATCGAGCGCAAACTCGCAGAAATCGCACCAATGTCGTATTGGACAAAAGAGGAATGGAAGAAAAAAGTTAAGCCTTAACTTCCACTTGTCATTTGTTTATGAGTGATCTACGACACAGGATTTTTTGCTTGACAGTGTAATCATAATTGATTACACTTGGTTGAGTGGCATTCCAAGTAAAACTAACAAAATCCGCGGCAAAGTGGGTTCGCCAAATGCCAAAAAACGCACGACAGGATTTAGTTTTATTATTGGAAGAGCTGGAAAGGGAAGGCCCCATTCAACCGGAATGGGCCAACTATAGTAAATTAGGTAAAAATGAATATCATTGTCATCTTTCCTATAGCTGGGTTGCGTGTTGGAGAAACGAAAAGAATTCATTATTAATCGAGGTATATTATGCAGGCAGTCGTGAAAACGCCCCGTATTGAAGTTACGATTAAGGGCGAGATTTCTAATTCTTTTTTGAAGGCACTGAAAAAGGAATTTGGAAAAAAGCTTTATATTGAAACTTTAGAGGAATCTATTCCTTGGAGGGATACGGAATTTTTTAAAGAAAATAAAGAATTTCTTCAGCCAGGATCGAAAATGAAATATTATAGAAAAAAAGCCGGATTGAGCCTTTCTGAACTTGGTGAGAAGTTGGGAGGTATACCAAGACAAAATCTTTCAGCTATGGAATCAGGAAGACGACCAATCCCAAAAGATTTGGCAAAACAACTTTCTAAAATGTTTAAAAAACCGGTTGAGATTTTTCTTTATGCGGAGTGAACCTAATTAGGAGTATGGATCGATATGAAAAACGTCTTAAGGACTTTCGCACAGGATGAATCCGACGTCTCGGTTCCATTCCGTGAAAGCGAATTCTGGAAAAAATATGGTCACGAGGCCGGGCCCGGTAATAACATGCGAACTTATCGCGAAATGGCCGGGTGGTCTCAAACCGAATTAGGCCAGAAACTCGGAGGCATAGCGCGCTCTCATGTTTCTGAATACGAGTCTGGAAAACGTTCAATAGGAAAGGACCTCGCAAAAAAACTTGCGAAACTTTTCAAAACGTCACCTGAGATGTTTATTTGATGAATTCAGGAGTAGGCCGACAGAGGAAGGCCGATAAATTTATTGAGGTTTTTATAAATGAGAGGCTTCGAGCCGGAGATTCACCCGAGCAGATCGAGAAAACGCTGAACGTGGTGAACCACTTTCTGATCAACGGTCTGTTCGGGTGGTACAAATCATCGGGTTCGATGGATTGCGTGGTGTCATTAAATAAACTTGCGGATTCGATAGAAAGCCATAACAAATCAAACCTTCAGGATGAAGGTTTGAAGGCGGATTGAGAAATAAATTATTGAATGAACAAATGTTCACTGATGTGACATAGCAGACATTATCGGAAGTTGCCTGTTGCATCAGAGAGAAATTCCTTGAGGAATCAAAGATTCCCTCTCTCAAAAAATTACTAAATTTTCTAAAAATATTGTTTACAAATGTAGCCCACGATAGTATAATATATATCAACGGGTCGCGACCGAAGCCGCCAAGGACGAAAAAGATGAAAAAATCAAGAAAACAGTTAATAAGAAAATTTGAAGACATAAAAAACAAATACGAGTCTCTTGCAACAGATATTATTTATTCAACGCACTCAAATAATTACGTTGAGGCTAACAATCAACTTCCTTACATTTTTGAGGGAACTATTTTTGAGCTTGATACTGACGAGATCAAAATTTCTTGGAAAAAAAATCAGGTAAAATATTCTATTCCAGATGCTGGCGATTTCGAGGAATCTATAGAAGAATTTTTTGAATCTGTAGAACAAAGTTTTACAAATTTAGAATACGACGAATTGTTGCTTTCTTTTTATCAAGATGAAAAATTTTGGAAACATTTGGATTCTAAATACGATTCTGAAAATAAATATGGACATGAAGAAATCTGGGAATCTCCAACGGGAGATTTATATCTTGTGTATCGCTCATACTGGCAGGGGGAGCATCTGACAGAGGATTCCTTTCAACTGATCGATTATCGTAGTTTCAATTAGAATTTAATCGAACCAGTGCCCCTCGGAACACTTGGAATTTAAAAAATGGACGAAATTAGAGAAATCAAAGAAACTATTCAGCGTTGCAGAGAGAGATTGATGGAGTACATTTACAGTGCAGGCACTCTCACCGAGATCGAATTACTGACGAGATCTCGTGTGAGAAAGTCGACTCTACTGCTAATTAAAAACAAAAAAAGAAACGCCAAAATTGAAACCCTCATTGAAATCGCTGAAAAAATTCAAGAAGCAAAAAATTAGAAAAATTACTAAATTTTCTAAAAATATTGTTTACAAATGTAGCCCACGATAGTATAATATATATCAACGGGTCGCGACCGAAACCGCCAAGGAAGAAAAAATGAATATTA